ACTCAACATGGCACCCAACTTGGGATCACTGACGAAGGGTTTATGAGAGCAAATAGGACATTGGGCAAATTAATCGTTAAGATAAATGTGTTAATTCCAACTGCATTAACAAGCGGGCAACTTAATCTAGTACAACAGATTAGAAACTCAAGACCAGTAAATACATAAGTTATTATACTTGACAAAAGTTATAGTAATGCTATATTTGTGAGTAATGAAACAGATTTACAGTTCAAACGGCGATATCGAAAAAATCATTAAAGCTGCTCGCGAGTATGCAATAGAAGCCAATCATGAGTATTTTATGGTTGAACATTTGCTTCTAAGTATACTGCATGAAAAAAACTTCAACACCTTGTTAGTAGATCTTGGTGTTGAACTCGACTCAATGATTGTTGAGTTAGAAGATTATCTTTCAAAAATAACATTCTTTGCAGACGAGGATTCATCTGAAGGTCCAAAGAAAACTGCAAGCTTAGAGCGTGTTTTCCATCGTGCATATACTCAAGTAATTTTCAGTGGAAGACAACAGCTTAATTTAATTGACTTGTACCTTAGTATTACTAATGAAAGTCATAGTCATGCTGCGTTCTTCTTACAGAAGTACGGCGTAAACAAGGAAACCGTTGTTAAGTCTTGGACTAGCAAAGGTCGTACAAAAACTGGGTCAAATAAAAACTACGCCGAAAAGACATTAGAACAATATTGTGCTAATATGATGACAATGGCCGGGGAAGGTAAGATTGATCCAGTAATTGGTCGTGAAAAAGAACTTCATGAACTGGTGCAGATTCTAGCTCGTAAAAATAAAAGTAATGTGCTATTGGTAGGCGATGCTGGTGTTGGAAAAACTGCCATTGCTGAAGGTTTAGTACTTGCATTAATTGACGAAACAGTACCGACATTTTTAAAGGGATGGAAAGTTTATAGCCTTAATATAGGGCAATTGTTAGCTGGCACAAAATATCGCGGCGAGTTCGAGGAGCGATTGCAAGACATTTTAAATGCTGCTATCGAAATGAAGAAGGTAATCTTATTCATTGACGAAGCACATCAGATGCGTGGCGCAGGCGCTGGAAATAGTAGTGCTGTTGATCTTGCTAATATGATTAAACCTGCACTTGCACGTGGTGAGATTAAGGTTATTGCTTCTACTACTTGGGAAGAATATACACAGAATTTTGAAAAAGATCGTGCGTTAATGCGTCGATTCAATCGCCTTGCGGTTGACGAGCCTACCCCCGCTGTTGCCATTCAAATTCTCGAAGGACTGCGTGATAGTTACGAAGGTTTTCATGATGTTGAAATTACAGACGACGCAATCAAAGCTGCTGTTGATTTGTCTGTTCGCTTTCAAAGCGACAGAAAGTTGCCGGACAAAGCAATTGATCTAATTGATAGTGCTGCTGCTTTAAAACGTAGTACTGATGCAGAAGATCGTACAATTGATGTAGAGCAAGTACAACGTGAGATTACTCGCATTACAGGTATTCCAATATCTCAACTTGATGAACAGAAAAATACAATAGACATTACAACTATTGAATCGGACATTAAAGACAAGGTATATGGACAAAACGATGCAATTGAACAAATACTTGATCGTGTTTGGGTAAATCGAGCAGGACTTAAGAGCAGTAATAGACCAGTTGGTGCTTTCCTTTTACTTGGCCCAACAGGAACAGGTAAGACCGAACTTGCTAAAACAATTAGCAACCGTTTGTCAATGAAATTTATTAGATTTGATATGAGTGAATACGGAGAACGTCACAGTGTTAGCCGTTTGATTGGTGCTCCCCCTGGCTATGTTGGCTATGAGGATGCTAACTTGGCTGGTGGTCTGCTTATAAGTGAGGTTTCTAAAAATCCTCACGCTGTTATCTTGTTTGACGAAATAGAAAAAGCCCATCCCGAAGTGGTTCAAATTTTACTACAAATCATGGACGAGGGGTTCGTAACAGGGAGTAACGGCAAGAGAGCAGACTGCCGCCAAGCAATTGTTCTACTTACAAGTAATCTTGGTGCTGCTGATAGTGAACGTAATAACATTGGCTTTGGATCATTAACTAAGACAGGCGAGGATGATAAAGCTGTTAAGGAATTCTTCCGTCCTGAGTTTAGAAACCGACTGGATGCTGTTATTAAGTTCAATAAACTTAGTAAAGAAATTATTAAGAAGGTTGCTGCTAAGTTCATTGCTGAGATGCAAACTCAATTAATTGACAGAAACATAACTGTTGAAATTGATGAAACCACATGGGAATATCTTATTAAGAATGGATACGATGCTGCTATGGGGGCAAGGCCCATGGCACGATTAATTCACGAAAAGATTAAAGTCCCGCTAGCTAAGAAAATACTGTTTGACAAGCTGTCAGATGGTGTTATAATAAAAGTTAGCGCCGTTAGCGACGAAGTGGAGCTGTCAGTTGTCAAGCAAGAATCAATATATTCAGAAGTTTGAAGCAATAGGGGTGCCGCAGTGGCGGATTAGGTGTGTTGACCAAACTTGGTATAAGCAACGATTTGAGTGGAAGATTGAGTTTAACTTCAGTACTCAACCAGATCATAGAAGGTATGGTGTTGATCATCGGTGGTTACAGATATTGCGTGAATGTAGAATACTCAATTTTGAGTTTCGCAAACGACGTGAAGTTTGGACTTCTATCTATACCAGCGATGCAGGTCTATTGAATCATATTATAGATAGAGAAGAATATAGAACTGCCATTGTAAGTTTGGAATATACTAACAGCTCTTACTTAGAAGAACGTGGTAGTCAAACTCAACTCGAAGCTATCACTGATATCAAATTTGTTAAAACTGTTCCTGAGCATTGTTACCATATATTTCTCGGTAATTTTCAATGGAGAGAAGATCATATTAAAAGACCGTTAACAGAATACCTTGTTGCAAACAGCAATGAGTTTTTGTTTAAAGGGTACTACCAAGAACTTATTACAAGATGTAGGAAAAATCCTGCATTTGAAAATCAGTATGGCAACTATCAAGTGGTATATGATGGGTTTAATTTCTTTGCTAAAAATACAGACGATATTCTATTACTACATCTAATAGCACCAGGTAAAATTCGTAAAATTGTAAAACTTATGGAGAGAGTATAGTGAAAATTCAATTAGCACAGGCATTGATTGAACGTGGTATTCTAAATAATACATCTAGAGTATATGCACGGTGTCCAGTATTAGGAATGGGAAATACCCCAACAGAAGCAGTACTTCCACTAACTGTTGATCGTATTATTTCAGAAGATGGTACCCTAAAACTACACTGTGTACATACCTCAGGTCGTCGATATAGTATTCCATGTGAAGAGATTAACAATATTGATGGCATGGCGCCTGAAAGACTAGCAGCAGCATATGATATTAAAGTTGAAGGCATAAAAGGTTTAGGTAAGAAGCGTGGACGTAAGCCAAAAGCATTGCAAGGCGTATGATAAATACTTGTGGAGCTAAAGATGGCGAAACTAAATTCAGATACAATAGAAATTAAAGTAAGTGAACTTATAAAAGATGATGAAACTCCAAAAGATATTTTGGATGCTGAAATACTAGCACAGATAATTGAAATTATTGAACAATTAGTAGGCGATAAAAGACTCGTAGAGGTAAACATCAAATGAAGAAGCCAAGAAAGACTCCAAAACTAAGCACAGCAACTAAAGTTAAAAGAACTGCTAAAAAAATTATAAAGAGAAAGTAAATGAGCATTGTTCCAACAGTAATAATCAGCAATACCGCACATGGTGCTGCTAACGGTGCATATAATGGCACGGATTTAAATTGGTATAGCACCAAATATCAAGGACGTGGGTTTTATGGTTATTCTGATGGACTCCATACATTCAGTTACAAAATAACAGGATTTACTGGTGTAGTAAAAATTCAAGCTTCCTTAGCAACTACTCCAACAGAAAATGATTGGTTTGACACTGATACCAATATCGGTGATGGTGTTATGCCATATACTAGCAGTTCTTATGCTAATATAACAGGAAATTTTGTATGGGTTAGACTTGCTGTTGCCAATTTCACAGCAGGTACTATCAATAAGGTACTATATAACTAATATAACTAGTAGAGAGAATCAATTAATGTCAGAAACACAATCAACAGAACCCAAAGAAAATACTCATGGGTTGCCTCCAGAAGTACTAGCTTATCTTAGAACAACTCATGTACATTTTTGTTTGCCAATGTACAACGGTATTTGCAATGAAGCTACTTTTATTAGCATGATCAAATTTGGAATTATTGCTAGTAAGTTGGGGATCAATTACAGTATCGATACAATGGTAAATGAATCACTAATTACACGTGGCAGAAACAATCTAGTTTCAAAATTCTTATTCAATAAAACAGCAACACATCTTATGTTTATTGACGTTGATCTTGGATTTGATGCCGAATCAATTCTACGTTTACTCTGCGCCAATCAAGATTTGGTAGGAGGTGTTTATCCGATGAAGCGTATTCCAATTCGATACGTAATTAATACAGTTCCTAATCCTGTAGTAACTGGCGACCTAGTAGAAGTTAGCACACTGGGAACCGGATTTATGTTAATTAAACGAACTGTAATTGATCAAATGATTGCTGCTCATCCGGAACTTAAGTATCGCGATAACATTGGAATTGGCCCTCAGTATGAACCATTTATGTATGGTTTGTTTGACACAATGATTGATCCCGACGGTAATTATTTGTCTGAAGATTGGACTTTTTGTTATCTATGGCGCATGATGGGTGGTAAGGTGTTTGCTGATACTGGTATTAAGCTAGATCACACAGGATACCACAAGTATGCAGGCGATTTGGAAGAATTGAGAAGTGTGCTAACAAATCAAGCAAGTAATGGCGGACCTGTACCTGTTGTTGCTCCACCTAAAATTTCATTAAATCTAGACGATACTGATGACATCGAAATTATTTCTAAAGACCTTGTTACAGCGTGAAATTTGAAGACGTTGAAATAAAAATATCTTTATCGAGCGATTGGTGGAGAGATCCACCACGTTGCGAAATATATGTAGATGATACAGTAGTTGATCGTTTACACGTTTCCTCTAAGAGAATAAATTGTGAAAAAAGAGATATTCTTTTTAGAGGAAATTTAACAGAAGGCAGTCACCGGTTAAACATACGTTATCTTAATAAGAAAGACGATGACGATCAATTTGATGAAAATGGTGTAGGTTTATATTTTCAAAACCTATATATTGAAAATATAACTATCAATGGAATTAAATTTAATTTATTGCAGGGACGTAAATGCTGTAGACTTAAAATAGGCAGACAAGTGCAACCATATTCTGGTGATACACTAACTGTAAACTGCGATTGGTACTTGAATTTCTCAGTCCCAACTTATCTTTGGTTAATGGAAAATACTTAAACTAATAAATATAACATGCGAGCAACTGAATTCCTCACCGAAGAATACGACCCTACTAAGGCAAGAGTACCTCATCCTGAAGATCGAGTATTTGATGAAGGATCCATAGGTGCTCAAAAAGCTATTGCAACGCTACAGCAAATGGCTACAAATCCAGATACAATTAGTGTAAAGCCAGATGGCAAACCTGCTATAGTTTGGGGTAGAGATGAGCGCGGGTTTACAATGTGCGATAAACATATGTTTGCCAAAGGCATTCTCCCGCGCAGCCCTGAGGAAATTGCTCAAGTGTATGCTCAACGTAAAGGTGGCGGCAGAGAAGAATTAGCTGGTATGATAGCACAGCTTTGGCCACAGTTTGAAGCTAGTTTACCCAATGGCTTTAAGGGTTATTTGTTTGGCGATCTATTATACAGCCAAAGACCATCTATAGAAAATGGAAGTTTTGTATTCAAACCAAATACAGTTGTTTATACTGTTGAGACTAGCAGTGAACTAGGACAACGAATTGCAAGGAGTACATCAGGTATTGTTGTACATACATTCTTCAGTAAAGCACCTGCTCCAGGACCTGATGGAAAGATTGTTGCTCCGCCTGGACGACATATTTCAACACCTAAGGGCACTAATCCAAACGGTCCACTTGTAGTTGTAACTGATCAATTCACAACTCCTCCTAGAGTAAAAATCCCACCAGAACTAAAAAGCTTGTCTAGTTTTATTGCTAGTAACGGCGCACTTATTGACAAAGTTGTTGGACAGGATGCACTTTCAGCACTAAAGATTAGAGACTTACCGCAGATGCTAATGAAGTACACAAATGGTAAAGTGCGCCAGCGTAGTTTTGATAGCTTTGGTAGTGACTTCCTACAATGGCTTGATAGCGAAGCAAGAGTCAGTGATGGAAAAAAGCAGAATATCAAAACACATCTACAGGCTAACGCAGCTGGATTTAAAGTTATGTGTCAAACATTTATTGGTATCATGCGTGTAAAGAATCACATTGTTGGTTTACTCGATTCGCATCCTGC